CTCAAAACGATATAAAAATACATTGCCAGACCTATAATATTCACGAAAAAATCTTTCTTGTAAATTAAGAATATTAACTTTTTTAAATAATTGGTCAAAGAAGTCGCGAGATTTATTATTGCCTTCTCTTAGAAAAATTTTACTACTTGAGAATTCGGTCATTACATCTATAACTGAACGATATATAGAAAAATTATAATAACATTTTTGAGTGAGTCTTATTGCATCATTTACGCTAATAAAGTCGTTTCGACTGCTGCTATTGCTACGACCACCTAATTGAAATGGATCTATACCATTTTCTATGTGAAAATAAGCATCTGTTCGTGTTAAAGTCGCGGCACGGTTACGTCTTGATGCAATAGATTGCTTAACTTCGCCCGCAAAAACAGGTGAAATCGCGCTCAATTCTTTCATTTTGTCATTGGCTTGAGACTCAACCCAGATACGATTTGTCTTAGAAACTTTTGTTTTATGAGGGAAAACTCCCGCTTTTACTTGTTTCCAAGCATCCCGATATTCAACATTATTATTAGTTGCCCACTTGCTGAGTTTAATAAATTCGCTCATAGATATTTTACTTTAATACATTATATTACACTTAATTAAGTAATAATAATGTATAAAATGGGATAAATTTATTACAGATTGTTATTGACTAAATTAAAGGAATGAGTTAAAATTATATAAAATATGAAGAAATCTAAGAAAAAACTATATAACTGGCATTTTTGGATTCCCGATTGGGAGATACAAGTAGTAGTTGATAATGGCTCTTATCATGGTGCGTTAGCACATTTAAAACAGAGATTCTCTTATCATAATCGACCATCTCCAAAATTTGAATTCCAATTTGGGCAATTGGTTTAAAAATTATGAAATCATCTCTTAGAATCAAGGCCGATCGCGCTAAGGAATATAGATGCAAAAATCTTATAGTCGTCCTAGAAAATCCTAAAACCATCGAAAATGTAGCTTCTACTCTTAGAAATATTGATGCCTTGGGAGCAGAAAAGCTATATGTGATTGATGGTTATAAATTATTGCCGCCCGATTGGGAAGAAATGAGGGAAAGAACTTCTTTAAATAAAATATCGGTTTCAGCTTCTAAGTGGGTTTATACTAAAAGATTTAATGATACTCAAGAATGTATTAATCATTTGAATAAGAAAAAATTTACATCAATTGTTACTTCTCCCCATATTAAAGGGAAAAAGAATATCACATTGGAAGATGGAAAATATACCGATCCGCGCCTTGCAGTTTGGTTTGGCAACGAGACTAATGGAGTAAGTGACCAAGCGATAGATAATAGTAGAGAATGTATTCAAGTAACTATGGCCGGGATAATTGAATCCTTAAATTTGGGCAGTTGCACAGGAATAGTTTTGTATGAAATTGTAAAACAAAGAAGAAAATATAAGAAATAAAATTTACCCAAGAGTGCTTCTCCCAACCATCCTAGGCATAAATAATCCAACCGCTTCCTGAGCTGGCTGTTTCATAATTGCATTGTAAGCCAAAAATCCTTCACTCATTAATAATAAAGTAGTATAATTATCCTTACGGGCGCGATTTGCACTCCTATTTCTTTTTAAAGATTGTGGTAAATCAAAAGTTTGCTTTCCTAACGGGCTAGACCCGACTTCAATTAAAGAACATTGCTTTTTGACTTGATAAATTAATTCATCCTGAGTTGAGATTAAATCATCCATCCAGTCGCCGCCCTTTTTAGTTGGATCATAAGGGATTTTCTTCAATATCGCGGCCTCATATTCTTCATCGTTTGGAGTAAGTTTTGACCCGAACCAAATCTTCTTGGTATTGATAAACAATTGTAATTGTTCATTCATTCTACGATTAGTTTCGGAACTAAATGCTCGTTTAAAACAAATTTTATTGCCAGCTTTATTATAATCTTTCTTGGCCTTCCGAAGCATATCAGAAAATTCTTGATTAATTAAATCTCCATCATATTCAAATTCAGAAATGTTTAAATTGGCATCTTGGAATAAACTAGACTCATTCGCGGCCTTAATAAAGTTACCGTCAGAATTGTCTGCTACTATCATTTCAATATTAAAGGATTTAAGCAAATAATAGAAATATTTAATATGTTCTTTTAGTTCACTTCCTGCTACGGCATAATTATGCACAACAGTAATAGAGTCTGTCTCTTCATTAATTTCTCCAACGCACATTGCAAAGAAGTCAGAAGCCGGACTGCTACTCCATGAAGGATCAATAGATAATATATATTTTTTATTAGGATTTCCTTGAATTAGAACGGTTGGTTTTTGACCATCTATGATGGTTTGTTCGTGCATCTTTTTTGCGCTGAAATACGAATCAGAGCCGTCAACGAATCGCGCTCCGTATTCGCGTAAGAAGGCGGCATTTTCTTCGCCGCCAGCTCTAGCTTCTTCTATAACAGACGGTTCAACCATGTAAGAAGGGATGGCTTCCCAAGAAATATTGCACACAAAATAATTACCATCTTTACCATCTTTGATAGGTTCGTCGCTTACAATTTTATTATACCAATCAGAATAAACTTTGTAGGCATTTTCAAAAGTATAGGACGCGGAAGTTAATGCTATCATTCTAGAAGAATTGGGGAATTTAGTTCTTTGTTCGTTAGTAATTTTACCCTCTAAAACTAATTTATCTTCTCTTTCTACAATATCCATCCTCTTTTTAATGTCGCTTGGAGCAATAAGGAAGGGCATTAAAACAGTATTAACGATATCTTCAGATAGTAGTAAAAATTCATCTAATATTAATGTATTGGCGCGGAATCCACGAATCTTTTCACCATTAAGAGGAATGGCGCGAATAGAGCCGCCATTAATATTCCATTCAAACAAATCGGCTCGACGAGAAGCGGTCTCAGAGAAGCATTCTTGTAACATTTGACCCTCTGGAGATTTAACTATTTTTTCCAATGTAGAAAAGATATGTCTTGCGGTCCTAAATGTCGGAGCCGCCAGCAAGATATTAATATCTTTATTAAAAATTGGCAGAAGGAAACATGCCAAGGCTGCACAAGTTGATTTAGCTGCCCCACGAGCAGCCACAAACATAGAAAAGTTCCTATTGAACATTGCTTTCAGTATTATCTCCTGATACATCGCTGGTCGGAAACCACTAATTAGTTCGCACGTAAATCCAAGATTTTGGCGTAAAAACTTAGCAAGAGTTATCTTTGCTTGTTTATCATCTAGCTCGCCCTTCAAGAGTTTTAGCTCTTTGTTATAGTCTTTAAACTCTTTGTAATATTTGTTGGGAACGTATATCATTTATAGGTCTCCTGTATCGTATAGATATTGTAAATCAGTTAGCATAATAGAATCTTCTAATTGGAAAATTTTTTCAATAATTCTAGCTGCTTCTTTTCTTCCGTCTACGGCTAAAAATTGAATATGGCTTGGATATTTCTGTGTTAATTCCCTGATTCGATGAGAAATAAAACTCCAAGTGCATTTAGAATGTATATGGGGCATATATTCGAAAGACTGAAGATTTTTATAGTTTTCTTCTATCAAAATTAATAGATAAGAATCATTATCTTTGCATCTCTCAATCTCCCTATTAAATCTTTGATAGCCCTTAGACAAAGTCCCTAATGCATCAGACAAACTCTTTCTTTCTATAAATAGCTTTGACCTTTCTAATGTGTAGTCTCCAAATTCTAGTTTAGAAACTTGCATGTTGGGCAGAAAAATTATTTTTTGTTCTCTAGTGTCACATATGAAATCTCGGCCACTTATGTCTCTACTGAATTCAGGAATCGTGCTATAATCATGTTTAATTTGTAGTCCAGAATCTAAACATAATTTTTTATAAGACCCCATTCCATAATATCTTTCAATATAATTGATTGATGGAAAAATTAAAGATTTAATTTCAAATTCAGTCAAGGCAAATCCATAATTCTGCTTTAATTCTTTTCTCCGGCATAAATATTCTTTTAAATATTGTAGACCAGCTTGCTTGCTAAGAGATTGTAAGTATTTTTTTAAATGTCTTCTATCGTTAAAATCAGTTAAGAAATAACTGTCTTCCGATTTGAATTTAATAGGTTCTTTAGTTAATAAATCAAAACGAGGATAATATTTTTCTATAAAACTAGCATATTTAATTTTATGAACAGAGTAGGGATGTTTTTTATCTATGCTCTTTAGATTGCAAATGGGGCAGTCGATATTAACCATAAAGCATTTCTTCTTTAGACATGCCCACCAATTTACACTTTAAATCATCCATATTACTTAATCTATCAATTTCTTCCCCTAATTTTTCTTGTCGTTCGTCTGCTAATCTAATAATTTCTAATCTACTCTCTTCTTCTTTCCATAAAGCAATAAGATTTAATAAACTAGGAGTTTCTCGTTTTTTATTGGCTAACCTATCGCTTCTCTCTTGCGTTAGGGCGCGATAAAGATTTTGTTGACGCTTAATACAATCACTATATTCTGACCTAGAAGATTTAAGAGCCTCAACGTGAGTCATAGACATCTTACCCTCTTCATCTATCATTCTTTTTTGCTCCCTCTCTAATTGATTAATATTTCTTTGTATGGAAGACGACATAAT